CGGCCTTTGTCTCGGGATGCTTTGCTCATTGCCAAATCCTATCTATGACTCTAAAAAATTTTCCGTCCTTTTTGAATTTCAGGATGGCCGGTGGTGTGGATTGTTGCATGACTTTTGCCATGTCTGACAGGTCGTCGCTTAAATCGTTTACGCCTGACTTGACGGCGATGGCGATGAGCTGGCGGCGGGCTTTCTCACCTGCATAGCCTTCATGAAGTACTGGGATGTACTCAGTAACCGGAGGGTCACTCAGGCCGCCGTAGTAGCTGACTTGCAGCATGTCCTTGCCGCTGGCGCGGCTGGTGTGCTTGCGCCATGCCCAGCCGGTGAGTGCCATCTCGCTCGGTTCGATGCCCATGATGTCATCGTTGGCCAGCGTTACCGGCTTTTCCTGCTTCTCAGGCTCCGGCCATTCGTGGCCGCAGTGCGGGCATTCGCGGGTATTCGGCGCCACCAGTTCCTCGCATTGTGGACATGTTTTTGTACGCGCCAAGGCTTCTCCCTTCTTGGCCTTGCTGGGCGGCTCCACGGCTGTGATTGGGCCATGCCTGGCCACGTTGCCTGCGAAGTCCAGCACCAGGCAGTCTGCCTTGCCTTCGGCTATGCGCAAGCCACGACCCGCTATTTGCACGTACAGGCCGGGCGACATTGTGGGGCGCAGCATGACCAGGCAGTCAATGCCGGGGTAATCGAAGCCGGTTGACAGCACCGACACGTTGCACAAGGCGCGGATTTCTCCAGCCTTGAACCGGTCAATGATGGCGTCGCGCTCAGCGCTCGGCGTTTCGCCGGTCACGACTTCGGTGGGGATGCCTTGCTCGGTGAACTCGCTGGCCACGTGGTGGGCGTGCGCAACACCGGCGCAAAACACCAGCCATGAGCGCCTATCGGCGGCCCGCTTGATGACTTCGGACACGGCGCGGCGGTTGTTGCTGGACGTGTCCACTGCGGCTTCAAGTTGCGCGGCCACAAACTCCCCGCCTTGCTTCTTCACGCCGGATGTATCTAGCGTCAGGCTGGTGTGTTTGCTGCGCAACTTGGACAGAAAACCACGGTGAATGAGTTCCTCGATGCTAATCGGTTCGATCAGGTCAGAGAAAAGAACGTCCTCGCCCTCGTGAATCATGCCGTGCCCCAGACGGTAAGGTGTGGCGGTCAAACCTATGACGCGAAGCGCCGGGTTTATGGCGGTCAGGTCGGCAATCAGTCGGCGGTAGCCACCCGTTTGGCTGTGGTTGATGCTGTGCGCTTCGTCCACCAGGATCAGATCAACATGGCCGATGGCCTGCGCTTTGTTGGCAACCGACTGGATGCCTGCAAACGTGATCGGCTCGGTGAGGCACCTGCGGCCCAGGCTGGCGCTGTAAATGCCCATCGGCGCATTAGGCCAATGCTCGCGCATCTTTTCGGCGTTCTGCTGAATCAGCTCTTTGACGTGCGTCAGCATCATCACGCGGGTTTCTGGCCAATTTTGCAAGGCATCTTTGACGAGTGCGGCGATGATGTGCGACTTGCCTGCACCGGTGGGCAGCACCATGCAAGGGTTGCCACTGTTGCCAGCGGCGAACCATTCGTAGAGCATGTCAATTGCGCGTTGTTGGTAGTCACGCAGCACGTTTGAAAATCTCCCATTTGTTGAAAATACGACGCACAAGATACCCGCGTGCAATACTAATGACGGTGAACCATGCGCCGATGGCTAAATTGTCGGCAAACGTGATATAGATTCCAAACAGTGGGAATATGGCAAGTTGGCTGGCAAGTGCTACACCATAACCAATGGCGGTATTTGTAACCGTTTCCGCCATGCTCATGCGTTTTGTTTGACTCATGCCACCACCTTCGCGCCCCATTGCGCATAATCTTTTTTTACATTTGCCGCACACGCCTGCCAGTTGGCAGCGATCTCGGCGCTTGTGTGGCCTTCTGGCGCGTTGTGAATCTCGCCATGTGGCGTCAGCCAAATAACGCCGGTTTCAGCCGGTTTGTAAGTCCAGCCTGGCACAAGGTCGGGGTGCAAAACGTGGTTGTCGCAGCCGGTGCGCTGTGCGTCGGTGTCTGGTATGTCCATTTCCCAGTGTGCACACGTCCAGCGGCCATCACGCTCGGCGGTGCTGTGGGCGCAGGTGCGGCAGCTTACCTGCTTTGTCAGTTTTGATCCGTGGCACAGGTCATGCGCCGGGCACCATTTGCACTCAAACCAAGTTGGATCGGTACTCAGGGGGGCTGGCATGCGGTCGGCGGCAATGATGCGCTGTGCCTTGGCAAACAGTTGCATGCTTGCGCCAGCGTCACGCTTCACGCGCTCGGTGTAGATGCGGTCGTCGTCTTTGCACACGGCGTAATAAAGAGCGTCGTCAAGATCAAATGCGGCCATGTAAATCTGCATCTGCGCCCAGTGCTGAGGCTTGCTTTTGGTAACTCCGTTCTTTTCCAGGTCGTTGAAGCTCTTCAGGCTGTGGGTCTTGATCTCCAAGATGTGCGGGGTCTTGGGCGCTTCGGGCAGGCCGTTTTGAATCACGCCATCGCATGAACCGCCGAAGTGCCCATCTGAAAAGTTCCATTGCTGGCGCGTTTCGGGGTTGATGGTGCTGATACTCACGCCAGCGGCGCGAAGGTCATCATGCACCGTGCGCTCTTCAAGTTGCCCACGGCGAAACAGGCGAAGTATGCGGCCTTTGAATTGTTCGCGGAAAGCCCAGCGGAATGACAGCCAGACGTATCGCTCGCAGTTGTGGCCGATGACGGATGCCCCAAGATGCGGGCGCGGAGGCTCTTGGCGGGCCTCGTGCGCTGCATCAATGGCGGCAACCACGGAGTTGAGTGGTTGCGGGATTTTCATGCAAATAGTCCTTGCTGTTCGCGTCGGGCGTCTTCGATGTTTTGGCAGGCCAGCTCCCAATATTGCGGCTTCAGCTCAGTCCCAACAAATCGGCGGCCCATCTTGATGGCGGTGTAACCTTCGCTGCCGATGCCTGTGAACGGTGAAAATACCAGATCGCCCTTGTTTGTCCAAAGGTGGATGCAACGCTCGATCACGTCCAGTTGCAGCGGGCACATGTGCTTCTCGTCGTTTTCATCGCGTGCTGGCAGCTTGTTCAGTGTGCGGCCTTGATCGATATCGTCCCAAATGGGGCTGGCGTACTTTTGCCACATCATCACGGGCAGGTCATCGCCATGCGTTACGCGTTCTTCGCAGTCGCCAGGCTTGCGCATGGTGACAACGTAGTCAGGCAAGCCCATGCGGCTCATGGTGCTGTTTTCGCGGATGGTCTTGTGAAGCAGTCCAAGTGCCTTGGTGCGTTGCATGGCCACTACCGGGTCTTTCCAGATGCAAACCTCGGAATGGTAAACAAAGCCAGCGTCCTGAAATGCGCGGATCAGATCTCCACGGAAGTCGCGCAAGCCAATAAAACCCTGGCGCATTTTGGTGGTGGGCAGGTTCATGCAATGGAATGACACATTGCGCCCAGGCTTCAGCACGCGGAACAGTTCAGAGATCAAAAAGCGCAGTTGCGCCACAAACTCGGCATCGTCTTTGCAGTTGCCCATGTCGTGATCGCTGTTCGAGTAAACAAATAGATCAGCGAATGGTGGCGAGAAAACAGAATAGTCCACGCTGCTGTCGGCCATGCGCTTTGACCACTTCACGCAGTCGCCGAGGTGTACGGTGAACCCGTCGCCTTGGTGGGTATCTTCTCGGTATTCGTCCACGATGTTCTCTTGTCCTGCAAGTTCTTGGTTCATGATGTCTTTCATGTGTTCGATCATGTTGGCGCTCATTTCATGGTGCTGCACTTCTTTGCGCTTAAGGTTCGCCAGAATCTGGCCTTCGTTTTCTGCGGTAAACAGATGCACTTTCACGTTGCGCTTTTGGCCGAATCGGTAGCAACGGCGCACGGCTTGATAAAACTTCTCAAATGAATCATCAAGGCCGACAAATGCCATGCGTGCGCAGTGCTGCCAGTTCATGCCAAAACCGCATATCTTTGGCTTGGAAATCAGAACGCGCAATTTTCCATGTGTGAAGTCCATCATGCCTCGGGTCTTCACTTCCACACTGTCAGAGCCTTGCACGTTCACGCTGCCGGGTATCAGGCTTTGCAGAAGCTCGGCTTCGTCATTCAGGTGACACCAGATCAACCAAGGCTCATATGATTCAGCGTTTACAACATCGGCCAATGCTTTGCATCGAGCTTCTATGCTGTCTCGCTGAGCTTTGCGGCGCTCCAGCATGGTCTGCGCTGGCTTGGCAAACAAATCGCCAGATTGATCAACCTCTACAACATGCTCAACGTAATCAGGCGATGGCAAAATGTACTCACTGCCATCAAATCCGATATCTGACGGGTTGCGAATGACAACGGCCCAAGTGCCCATCCATTCCCAGAATCGAGACTGTCCCCATCCTTTCAGTCTCCATGTTCCAGTATCGCCGGTATCGTTCACAAAGTACGTGGCCAGCATTTCGGTGCGTGTCATCACGCCCAAAAACTCGCACTGGTTGCCCAGTTCTTCGAAGTCATTCGGGCTTGGTGTCGCCGTGCAACTCAGTCGATAGGGCACGCCCTGCGATGATGTGATAATGCGCTGACGGGTTTTGCCATCGTGCGCTTTCAATATGCTGGATTCATCCAGAACGATGCCATGCAGGTCGGTGAAGTCAATGGCATCCATGCGCTCATAGTTCGTAATCCAAACGCCAGCGCCCGGCACATCTTCACCAAGCGGAACGCGCTTGACCTCAATGCCAAACTTCGAGCCTTCTTCTATGGTCTGCTCTGAAACAGCAAGCGGTGCCAGAATCAGCACCTTGCCGCCGGTGTGCGATTGAACTTCATCAGCCCATGAAAGCTGCATGATGGTTTTACCCAGGCCGGTATCAGCAAAAATCGCGGCGCGTCCACGCCGGACAGCCCAAGAAACCACAGCATGCTGGAATGGCTTGAGGTACTCGTTCAAGTCGCCGGGTTGATGGCCTGTGGCCAATTCTGATCGGCGCTTGCTTTTTACGAAGTCTTCGTAATCCAAAACAATCTCCTTCAATGTTGAGGTGGGCCGGTGTTGCATCCCCCAGGAACCCCCAGAGGCACCGGCCCGCAATGCTTACTTAGCGTTTGGCCCAAGGCGGCGCGGCTTTTGCTGGCGCTGCTGCGGGTGCGGGTGCTGCAAATGCAGGGCGGGCGGCGGGTGCTGCGCCGCCTGCGGATTTGTACGCCTTCACCTCGTTTGATGCTTCGTACGTCTTGCCGGTGGCTGCATCGGTGCGGGCTGGGCGCACGGCAAGTTTCACGATCATGGAGCCGCCGATAAGCTGGTCGGTATCTTGCAAAGTTTGCAAGCCCACGGCGAGCATGACGCTGCGAAGCTGGCCGCGTCCGATGGATTCGGCGGCCTGGCTTTTGTTGCGAATGTTCAGATTGGTGAACACAACACGACCGGAATGTGTGGGGCCGGTCACGTCCAGTCGCAGCTTGATGTATTGGCCGGTGCCGTCGTTGGTGGCTTTGATTTCGGCGTCTTTGATGGTGACGCTGTACTCGCCTTCGGGCAGGGGCGTAAAGTCACCACCTGTGTCTTCTGGAAGCTCATTGATGTCGATTGCTTGGTCAAGATAGGCCATGTTTACTCCTTGGTTATGGCGCTGATGGAATACGACGGGCGACCCGCCGTGGTGGTGATTGCTTTGCTCAATTTGTCTGTTACGTCAGGCATAGCGCCTTTCCAGTTGGTCGCATTGATTTCAGGCCGCCAGCGGAACAGGCTTGGCAAGTACAACTCCAAGCCGTGCTCTGCTGCGATTTCTTGCACCAGGTCCGAATCTACTTTTCGTGTCAGGCGCGTTGTTATTTTGACAGAAAAACCGGCTGCATTGAGTGTTTTCGTGCCTTCTTTTTGAATGTCCAGATTCGCAAGTTCTGTGAGCTTGTCCTCAATAATGCGCCGATTTTCAACCGCTTGCGCTTCAGCGGCTTTGGCTTCAATCCATTCAGCGGCCAGTGTGTCGATACTCATTTTTCATCCTTTACAAATACGCCGTTCGGCATCATGGTTCCCTTACGGTCTTTGATTTCGTCATAGGCGTTTGCCAGACATTCGGTCATGTCAATTCCGCGCAATGCGCAGTAGTTGATAAGGCACACCAGCACGTCGCCTACGCTGTCTTCAATCTTCGGCATATTGCTGCGTGCCTCACCAGCGGCGAGTTCGCCCATTTCCTCGAATGCCTTCATGAGTTGCGCCTGAGGCGTGCTGTTTGGGATGATCTTTCTGGCTTCAGCCCATTGGATTACCTTGGTTTCGTATGACTCAAAGCTGATCATGCTGCACATCCAATCTTTGCAATCAATGCGCCAAGGTCTGGGGCTTCCCACGCTTCCAGCTTGCCGCTGCGGTCTTTGGCTTGCCACAGGCCATCCGAGTGCGCCATGAGTGCGCGTTGGGTGTTGCCTTCGGCGTCGCGCTCTACGCGCAGGGCCAGTACTTCGTCAAAGTAATAGGGCAGCGACTGGCCGGTCTTGTTGCCTGGCATGCTGGGTGCGTAGAGCATGCGCCCGGCTTCGTCTTGGCTCTTTTCCAGCTTTGCGCTGAAATACACATGGCGACCAGGCAGGTCACGGAATGCGCGGATCATGTCGGCCATTTGCTCCTGCATGGCACCATAAGCGGCGCGGGGGTCTTTGTTGATTTTCTTCTCGTGGTTCAGCACCACCTCGGCGATCTCGCTGATACTGTCCAGCGCCACCGATTGAAAGCCCTGACCTTCGGCGCTTTCGGTCAGCCATTGGTAGGCTTCCATGAGTGTGGCCATGCTGTTGATTTCAATGAACGGCACGTCTGCCTCTGCGATTGAAAGCAATCCGCCTTCGGCTGACAACACCACCGGATTGGGCAGCGTGGGGATGAGACTGGTTTTACCTGCTCCAGCCATGCCGTAGACAAGCAATTTAACGCCGTTGGCGCTGAGGCCTTTGGTTGATTTTAGGTTGATAGCCATGTGTGGTACCTTTTAAAAGTTGCAGGTTTTAAACACTTCTGAAGTGCATGCGGTGCAGCGCACAAAGCGAAGCGTTTTTCCATTTCCAGAGCGCTCAACTTGTACCCAGCTATCAGCGTTGCCGCTAACAATTGCAGATTGACCTGGTTTTAATGAGTTGATAATGCGATCCATTTTTCTCTCCTACTTTGCAACCGTCTGGACATCAGTTCGTTGCATGGCCTCAATTATGCACTAGAATTCGATCATGTGCAAAATATTTTGTACTTTTTTTAAGGATAAACCCTAACATGACAATTGAACAAATCAGGCTCGCGCTTAACGACCGGAATATCACTTCCGTAGCAAAGGCGCTGGGCCTCAATCCGCACACTCTATACAGGATACAGCGAGGCAAGACTAAGCCGCATCAGGCTACGGTTAGAGTTTTGGCTCAGTATCTGGGAGCGTGCGAGCATGTCCAGCCTCAATGATATTTTTCCCGGCGGGCTGAGTCTGCAAGACCTTCAAGCGCCACCACTGCTACCGCCTGAGAATCAGTTGCGTGTGGCCATGTCAGACCTGGGCGTGGTGCCACCGGATGATCTGATTTTCGACGGTGTGCTTCACCGCTTTTCGACCACCGGCAAGCGCAAGGATGATAGCGGGTGGTATGTGGCCTATGACGGGCAGGTGCCTGCTGGCGCATTTGGGGATTGGCGCACCGGCATGGAAACTACATGGCGGGCTGACATTGGCCGCGAGCTGTCGCACATCGAGCAGATGCAACACGCGTCACGCATGCGAGAAATGAAGGCAAAGCGGGAGCGTGAGTTGGCCGTTTTGCGTGAGAGTGCGGCGGAGAATGCGGCGGAGCAATGGGAGGCGGCACCGCTGGCCAGTGACGAACATCCTTATCTTAAGCGCAAGGGCATCACCAATCCTGGCCTGCGCGTGGCCAGTGATGGCCGCTTGATGGCCCCGATGTATGTGGGCGCTGACCTGACCAGCCTGCAAATGATTGCAACCGATGGTGAGAAGCGTTTCCTGAAGGGCGGAAAGACGGGCGGCGCATGGTGGGCCATCGGTGGCGCTTTGGACTCAAGCTGCAAGCGGGTGTACCTGGCCGAAGGCGTGGCCACAGCTGCGAGCATATTCGAGGCTACCGGGAAACCGGTAGCGATTGCCTACAGCGCCAGCAACATGACGGCAACGGCAAATAACGTGCGGGCCATTGTGGGCCATGTCTGCGAGGTGGTGATTGTGGGCGACAACGACGAAAGCGGCACCGGCGAGCGTGAAGGGCAGAAGGCGGCGCAAGCCTGCGGCGGGCGCTTTGTGATGCCACCGGCTGTTGGCGATGCCAACGACTATGCGCAAGCGGGCGGAGACTTGGCCGGGCTGCTGGAACCGGTCACGCATGAGACGCGGTACAAGCTGACACCAGCCAGCCAGATGACCGACCTACCGCCTACACGGTGGCAAATTAAAAAGATCATGCCTGCGCGTGACGTGGTGGCCATCTACGGCGCACCGGGTGCCGGCAAGTCATTCATGGCGCTGGATATGGCCGTGTGTATCTCAGAGGGCCGGGAATGGATGGGCTACCGAACCAAGCAGGCCAAGGTTGTGTACGTGGTGCTGGAAGCTGCAAACGGATTTAGCGGGCGGCTGAAGGCATGGCAGATGCACCATGGGCGCAAGTTGCCGGACGGCTTGAGCGTGGTGGCGCATTCGCCGTTTGCATTCAGCAGCGCAAAGGACATAGCCGATCTAGTGGAGTCAATCCGCGCTGTTGTTGGTGACGATCACGGCGGCCTGGTGGTGTTTGTAGACACACTGGCGCGGGCGATGGGTGCATTCGAGGAAAACGACAACAACGATATGGGCAGGGTGATTACAGCCTCTGACGCCATTGCACGCGCCCTGCAATGCACCGTGGCGCTTGTGGCTCACCCTGGCAAGGATGCCAGCAAGGGCATGCGCGGCGGCTCTGCATTATTGGGCGGTCTTGATACTGTTATTCAATTGGAAAAGAATGAGGATGGATTACGAACATGGAAGATTGAAAAACAAAAGGAAGGCGAGGACGGGTTAACCGGATGCTTCAAATTAACCGTGGTGCCAATTGATACCGACGAGGATGGCGACGAAATAACATCGGCTGTGGTGGTTGAATCTGATGATGTTCCTGGCGATATTGTAATAAAGGAGAATAAATCATTAGCCGGTTATCGGAAATACTTTGAGAGCGCAGTATTAAATGCAGGGAGATTCGATGGCAAATTGAATTCGCCATTTGTCAGCTCTGATGCATGGAATGAATATAGCAAGACCAGACCGCATGAATCAGACGGGGCACGCAAAACCTACCTGAGCAAGGCTAAGAAGGCTCTTGTGGATGCTGGATACGTGCAGGAGAGCTTCGGCGGGTACGTCGCACTTGACCATGATGCCTTTGTCGGAGCATGGGTCGGATTGCCTAAATTTTAAGCAAAAACATTGCAAAGTTACCAGGGTTACCAGAAGTTACCAAAAGGTTACCAGTAACCCGAGTAACCGGTTACCAGAGTTACCAACACACTATAGTGTTGGTAACCGGGTGACTCCCGCAAAAAAGTAATCGATTGTGCTTAAAAAAGAGGCATAGTTACCAGAACGATTTTGGTACAATAAAAGCAACCAACATCCAGTCCTTCATCTCCTGACTGGTTGAGCGTGCCGGCCACGGTGTGCGTCAGATGTTGGAACCGTGGCAACTATCAACAACTAACGGATTTAAATATGAAGATTATTTTAAATATTGCGATATACGCATTATTAATTGGGTTATTTGTTTCAATACCTCATTTCTTTGTGCCGGCTATGATAATGAGTTCATTCGCTATTAATAAACTAACAAATATGGTGCTGTGATGAATAATACTTCACCAACTGGCATTGAATTAACGGTTTGCAATGATATTACTCGGCGTCAATTATTCGGTATTAATAAATACGGCACGACGGTATTAGATAACCCATTACATTTGAGAGCATGGTTAATGCACGCATACGAGGAAACGCTGGATCAGGCAATATATCTTCGGCGAGCGATTGAAGAGATTGATTCAACGGCTGACGATAATAAGTGAGGTGATGCAATGGCTACATCGAAGAGAACAATCAAAGGCAGCGAAGACAGGGAGAAGATCTGCAAGATGGTGCTAGAAGGCATGATGAGCGGCTTGAGCGCGTTCAAAGCGTGCAAGGCTGCTGGAGTTCCTAATAGTACGTTTAGCACATGGCTGGTTGATGATGCCGAACTGTCCGAAAGGTACGCGCGCGCGCGGGAAGTACTGATAGAGAAGATGGCCAGCGACCTGATGGACATTGCAGACACTCCAGTTGGCAGCACTGATAGCGGTCAAACGGACTCAGGAGCTGTACAAAAGCAACGGCTACAGGTTGATACGCGCAAGTGGCTTCTATCCAAGCTAGCACCCAAGCGCTACGGCGACAAGCTGGAGCTATCCGGCGACCAGAATAACCCTCTTCAAGTGCAGGTTATCAAGCGCACAATCATCGACCCAAAAGATGGAACTTGAGATTGAAACGCCGCGTGTATTCTTGCCACTGCTCGCAGACGGCAAGCGATACCGTGGCGCTCACGGTGGGCGAGGCTCCGGAAAGTCGCATTTCTTTGCAGAGCTTTTAATCGAGCGGTGCATCATGCAGCGCACGCATGCGGTTTGCGTTCGTGAGGTGCAAAAAACGCTTGACCAATCGGTTAAAAAGCTCATCGAGGAGAAGATAGAGCAATTCGGCATCGGTAAGTTGTTCGAGGTGCAGCAATCAAAGATCATCGGCAAAAACGGATCGCTCATCATCTTTCAGGGCATGCAAGACCATACGGCGGACTCGATCAAGTCACTCCAAGGCTTTCAAATTGCCTGGGTTGAGGAGGCGCAAAGCCTTAGCCAGCGCTCGCTTGACCTGCTGCGGCCTACGATTCGCGACCCAAACTCCGAGCTTTGGTTTTCCTGGAACCCAGGCAAAGACACCGATCCGATTGATGCTCTGTTGCGCGGCCCAATGCAGCCAACTGACTCGGTTGTTGTGCAGGCTAACTGGCGTGACAACCCGCATTTTCCGGGCGTGCTGCTGGATGAGATGGAATACGACCGTAGGCGCGATCCTGACAAGTATGCGCATGTCTGGGAAGGCGCTTACCTTCAGCGCTCAGACTCCAAGGTGTTTAAAAACTGGAGCATCCAAGAGTTTGATGCACCAGCAGATGCAGTGCATAGGCTCGGCGCTGACTGGGGCTTTGCTACTGACCCATCGGTTCTGGTGCGCTGTCACATCATCGGGCGAAAGCTGTACATTGATTACGAGGCGTATCAGGTCGGCTGTGAGATTGTGGACACGCCTGCGCTATTTATGAGCGTGCCCGAGGCTGAGAAGTGGCCAATGGTGGCGGACTCGGCACGGCCTGAGACTATCTCGCACATGCGGCGCAATGGCTTCCCAAAGATTCAGCCAGCGGTCAAAGGCCCGAAGTCCGTCGAGGATGGCGTGGCCTGGCTCCAGTCGCATGACATCATCGTGCATCCACGGTGCAAGCATGTCATTGACGAGTTGACGCTGTACAGCTACAAGATTGACCAGCTAACCGACACGGTGTTACCGGTGCTGGCTGACAAGGACAATCACATGATCGACGCCATCAGGTACGCATGCGAGGGCGCAAGGCGTGCTCAGAATGTCACCAGGCGCATCGAGGTGCAAGCAATGCCTACCGCAAACAGATGGTAAATGCGATAATCCCGCGCAAAGGAATCACGACCCATGGCCAGACTATCCAAAGAGCAGCGCAACGCCAACATCCATGCTGACGCGCTCAGTCAATTTGACATAATTCAAGACGCTGTGCGCGATGAGCGCTTGCAGTGCTTGCAGGATCGTCGCTTTTACTCTTTGGCCGGCGCTCAGTGGGAAGGATCACTGGGCGAACAGTTTGAGAATAAGCCCAAGTTCGAGGTCAACAAGGTACACCTGGCCGTCATCCGCATCATCAATGAGTACCGCAACAACCGCATCACGGTTGACTTTGTGGCCAAAGACGGTGACGTTGACGACAAGATGGCAGAGCTTTGTGACGGCCTGTACCGTGCAGACGAACGCGATAGCGGCGCTGAGGAAGCCTACGATAACGCTTTCGAAGAGGCTGTTGGCGGTGGTTATGGTGCAATCCGTGTGCGCACCTGCTACGAAGACGAAGAGGACGACGAAAACGAGCATCAGCGCATCCGCATTGAACCGATCTTCGACGCTGACAGCTCGGTGTTCTTCGACCTTGGTGCCAAGCGGCAAGACAAGTCAGACGCCAAGCATTGCTTCGTGCTGTACTCGATGACCCGTGGCGCATACGAAGCCGAATGGGGCGATGACCCGGCAGGATGGCCAAAGGAGATCCACCAGTACGAGTTCGACTGGCAGACGCCCGACGTGGTGTTTGTGGCTGAGTATTACGTGGTCGAAGAGGTGCGCGAAACCGTCTACATTTGGCAGGCAATCGACGGTACCGAAGAGCGCTACACCGATGCAGACTTCGAGAACGATGACGATCTAGAAGAAACCCTCATGGCCGTTGGCTCGCGTGAAGTGCGTCAAAAGAAGGTCAAGCGCAAGCGCGTGCACAAATACATCATGAGCGGCGGTAAGGTGCTGGACGATTGCGGCTACATTGCAGGGCGCAATATCCCCATCGTTCCCGTATACGGCAAGCGTTGGTTTGTGGATAACGTCGAGCGGTGCATGGGCCATGTGCGCCTGGCCAAAGATGCACAGCGGCTAAAGAACATGCAGCTATCAAAGCTGGGCGAGATCAGTGCGCTGTCCAGCGTGGAGAAGCCTATCCTCACGCCCGAGCAGGTCATGGGGCACCAGGTGATGTGGTCAGAGGACAACATCAAGAACTATCCCTACCTGCTGATTAACCCCGTTACCGATGTCAACGGAAACCCGGCGGCCGTTGGCCCGCAAGCGTACACACGCAGCCCGCAAATACCGCCAGCCATGGCCGCGCTACTCCAGTTGACTGAGCAGGACATGTCCGACATCTTGGGCAACCAGCAGCAGGGCGAGAAGATGGTGAGCAACATCTCAGGCAAGGCCGTAGAGATGATCCAACAGCGCATTGACATGCAGGCTTTCATCTACATGTCCAACATGGCTAAATCCGTGCGGCGAGTGGGTGAAATATGGCTGAGCATGGCCAAAGAGGTCTATGTCGAAGAAGGGCGCAAGATGAAGACCATCGGCGCTCAGGATGAGATTGACTCCGTGACCATCATGAAGCCTACCATTGGTGACAATGGCGACATCGAGATGGAAAATGACCTAACCGCTGCGGCATTTGATGTTGCGGTTGACGTTGGCCCATCATCCTCAAGCCGAAGGAATGCAACGGTGCAGTCTCTCACCGGCATGATGCAAGTGACAGAAGACCCGCAAACGAGACAGGTCTTGCAATCCATGGCAATGATGAACATGGAAGGCGAAGGCGTCACCGAGGTTCGCGAATACTTCAGGAAGAAACTGGTGCAAATGGGCGTACTCAAGCCTACGGATGAAGAAGCGCAACAAATGGCCGCTGAAGCGCAAGGCCAGCAGCAAGACCCGAACGCTATCTTTCTGCAAGCGGCGGCTGAAGAAGCGCAAGCAAAGGCCGCAAATGCACGCGCTGACGTGTTGCTGACACTGGCTAAGACTGAAGAGACTCAGGCCAATACCGCCGAGACAATGGCCGGCATCGGTCAAACCAATGGATCAGCGCCTACACAGTCAACCGAGCAGTCATCAACCCAGCCAGCCCCGGTCGAACCGGCAGAGGATCTAGAGTGGGAAATGAAGCGTCTTAAGCTGGAGGACATGCGCCTTGACATGGCCCTCAAACTCAAGAAGGCCATGAAAGAGGCTGACATCGAAAACGCAGTCGAGGAAGATGTCAAAGAGGAAAGCGAATCAAAGCGCGTACTGGTTGACAGTAGCGCAAGCATTCGCGACGCCGTTGGCGACTTGCGTGACACGGTTAAAGGCTTTCAATCGGCGATTACCACATTCGCAGAATCAAACAGCGAGACAAGCAAAGAGGCAATAGACGCGCTGAAGCGGCCAAAGCGTGTCATTCGTGAAAATGGCCGGATCGTCGGCATAGAGTAAAGGATTGCAATGACAGATTTAAATGGTCAAATTGGTGAGTTGCGTTTTACAATCGAGATCAAGCGCAAAGAGACAGGTAAAACCGAGGTGGTTGAGCTTGTCGGGTATCTAGATGCAGACAAACTAAAGGGGTTGACAGATGGCAGTAACACACAGCACAGCGGCACGTAATGCCGCAACGGATGCAGTAACAGCGCTGATTGCAGCGTCTGGGCGTCTGCGATTTCGACTATCTGGAACGGTAGGCGCTCCAGGTACATCGGTCGCTAACTTGGCACTGAGTGCAACCGCCTTCGCAGCGTCTGCGAGTGGCACAGCAACAGCAAATGCAATCACAAGCGACACCAACGCTGCAGGCAATGCCAGCCCGGTGGCAACAGCAACGCTTGAGACATCGGGCGGTACGGTTGTGATCCATTGCGCAGTAGCTGCAAGCGCAAGCGATATTAATATGACCAACGGCCTGACGGTATCCGCTGGCGACACTGTAAGCTGCTCCAGCTTGACCTACACCGCACTTAGCGCGTAATGGCAACAGGACAAGGCACAGCGACGCTAGACTTTGGGGCATTCCCCGGGTCAAGCGAGGCAAGCATTGCCATTACAGGGCAGGGTTCTATCTCTGCCACGTCAAAGGCTGAGGCGTACATCATGGGCGATGACACCAGCGGCACGCATACGGCCAATGACCATCGATACGCATCGGTGTTAATCGGCTTGACATGCGGCACGCCATCGGCTGGCACAGGGTTTACGATTTACGGGCGATGCCTCGACAAGATGCAAGGCCAATTCCAGATCCGTTGGGTTTGGGCTGATTAAAGGATAGGACAATATGGCACTCGATACCAATATTCGCGGCTCAGGCACTGGCAACGGTGCAGAGGTCAACGCATCCAACCAACTCAAGGTAATCACAGAAACTGACGCCTACACCAATGGGGCTAACGTTGGCGCAGTTCGCGTCATGGGCGAGGTGGACGGCGGCTTTGTGACTGGTGAGGTAGTCCTGCGCCCGCAAGAGGTGGACAACGACTACCGCACCCGCGTATCACAAGACCTAATTCTGGACGAGGAAGTATTCAATTACACCGCCCAAAACACAGGCAAGCACAACTATGCAGCCACCACAATGGCGTCTACGTGGACGGCAGGCCAGTTCACGACAAACAGCGGCAGCATTACGACCATCACAACCGGCGTGCAGCTTTCCACATACGCATTTTTCCCGGTGACCGGCACGACCACGCTGTCACTAGATGCAGAGATTGCATTCAGCCAGCAACCCGCCACCAATACGTTCATTGAGTGGGGCTTGGGTGTTCCTGGCACTGCCACAACATCACCGACCGACGGCGTGTTTTTCCGGCTTAACGCAGCAGGCTTGCAGGGCATCGTGTCATTCAACGGCACGGAAACCAGCACAGGCGTGTTCCCGGCCACAGGCGGCACGGGCACATGGGCTTACACCAACAACAAGCGCCATCAGTTCATCTGCTACCAGTCCAGCACCGAGGCTGTGTTCTGGGTCAACGACGGCACGGGCGCGGTTATGCTGGGCCAGACTCCACTGCCCGCAGCACAAGGTCGCATGTGCATGGCCTCGGCTTCTCAGGCGTTCTTCAAGCACAGAATCACAGGTGGCGCTGCTGGTGGTGCATTTCAGGCGCTGCTTGGCGCGTACAACGTGCGACAAGGTGGCGGCAACATCAGCACCACCGCATCCACAGGAGGTAACCGTACTCTCGGCGCCTACCAAGGTTTGTCGGGCGGTACGATGGGCAGCTTGGCAAACTACGCCAACAGCGCCAACCCCACCGCAGCGGTACCAACCAACACGACAGCGGCATTGGGCGTAGGATTGGGCGGTCAGTTCTGGGAGACGGCCACGCTAGCAGTAAATACTGATGGCATCATTTGCTCGTACCAAGTGCCAGCGGGCACGGTCAACGTGCAAGGCCGGCGTTTAGTCATCCGTGGCATTGGCTTAAAGAGCTACGTTCAGACCGTCATTGCTGGCGGCCCATTTATCAATCAATACTCATTGGCGTTTGGTCACACAGCGGTATCACTGGCAACCGCTGAGGCAGCGACCACAAAGGCACCGCGAAGAGTCCCTCTGGCAGGATTTATCCAGGCCGTCACAGCAGCCCAGGCAGTGAGTACGCTAGTTTCGCAAACGAGCGACTTCATCGACTTTGGCGACGCGCCGATCTACGTCAACCCCGGAGAGTTTGTGGCATTGGTTACAAAGCGTGTTGGAACTGTAGGCACCTCAGGAGTGCTGGCCCACGTGGTGACATTCGTCTACGGCTGGGAGTAACTGGCAAGAGGGAGGGCCATGCGCTCTCCCTTGGTGTGCGCGACGACTTGAAAACAAGATAACAGGATTGACGAATAATGAGCACAACCACACTAACCAAAGCCGTCAAGACGCTGATTGCAGCATCCACCAGCAATGCAGACGGCGCAACCACACGCGGTACCGCTGACATGCGTACCGCGATGGGCGACGCAGAAACATCACATGGAGATTTGACATGAGCCTTTACGACGACATCCTCACCCTCGACCCAGCGCTAGTGGCGTCACTTGACCACCAAGCGATTGCCGATGCGCTCAACTCCACGCGGATCTAAACTATGCCAATCACCACTCGCGCCGCCAAAGGCTCTGCACTCACGCACTCAGAGCTTGATGCCAACTTCACGGAGTTGGCTTCTGCCATTGCTTTCCTGACGCCTACAGATACAGCCTACTCTGCTGCCGTGCCTTTGACTGGCACGCTGTATATGCCTCAAACAGCGGTAACGGGTGCGATTGCCTTCACGGTTGTGGCTGGGCCATTGAAAGGTGCCAACACATACTTGCGGCTGGTTGCCAACGGCACCAATACGCCGACATTTACGGGTATGCGCGAGTGGGGGGGTTCATCAGGTTTTGACAACCGCAACGGCATCGTCAACGAGATTCAGTTCTTCAATGACGGTGTGGATTCTTGGTACTCGATTTCGCAAGAAGTGGGCGCAGTGGCTATCCCTGCTGCCGCAACAGCCGTCAGCATGACCGGCCCGACAACCGGTGTGACGGGCGTGGCCTCTACCGCCTTCAGCGTGGGTGTAACCCCATTGGGCGGAGCCATTACGGGCACCGTCGTGGTGACGCCATCCGACGCAGCCGCAGGCGGCACGTTCACGCCAGCCTCAGTCAGCTTGACCACCGCAGCGCCAGCGGCCACGTTTACTTACACACCGTCCAGCGCCGGGGCCAAGACCATCAGCGTGACCAACAACGGCGCACTGACAAATCCGGCCAACATCACTTACACCGCCTCGGCAGCAGCAACAGCACCGGGCGCACCGACCATCGGCACGGCCACAGGCGGCGATGCATCGGCCAGCGTGACGTTTACCGCGCCTGCATCTAACGGCGGCTCGGCCATCACCGGCTACACAGTCACATCATCACCGGGCGGCTTGACGGCCACAGGCGCATCCAGCCCACTGAATGTCACAGGATTGACCAACGGCACGGCGTACACCTTCAGCGTGACCGCCACCAATGCCATCGGAACGGGTACAGCATCGGCAGCATCTAACAGCGTGACACCCGCAGCGGCGGGAACGATATACACCATTACGGGTTACAACGGCAACACGGTGGCAGCATCGGCGGATTTCGCGGGCGCGCAGGTATACGCGCCACTGACCGTGCGGGAAACCGCCACATTGATGACGAATGCGTATTGGAACGTCAGCCCAACCCCGGCATCGGTGCGCTCTGGCTGGGGAACCTCCAACAGCACGCCGCCCGCCGAAGTTACGACAGGGGCAAACGCATCTTCAGGGTCATCAGTCAACGGTTTGGTGCCTATGACCAATCCTGGCTCTTGGCAGGCGGATGGAAATTTATGGGTTACGGACGGCTCTGGGGCATCTACTTGGTATTACTGGATTAAGCCGGTTGACGGGGTGGCTCAGTGCATTAACCCGGCAGGCTTGTCGGTCACAAACGCATGATTCGGGCGCTCTTAATGTCAAAGCCCGCCATGACAGCGGCGACTGCTGTGACGTTGACCGACATGGCGCAAGACCAAACCGTTTTGCAGCGGGTTGGCATCAGTAAAGCGGTGAGTTTCAGCGGCACATCCAATGGCTCACACGTCACGCTGGAGGCGGTGGACGCTGTGACCGGCATAGCGGTGGCGGCATCGGGGCGAATTCGGGTCAACGGCGGCGTCTTTATTGGCTCTGTGCTGGTGCCACAAGGCGCTTGGTACAAGCTAAAAGTCAAAGACTGCGTGACACCAGCCGTAGCCGCCACCGGGTCTAATAAATTCGGCGTCGGGGTTGTTGTTGGGTTGATTGGTCAGTCCAATATGGCCGGGTTTAAAACATCTGAAGGTGCATATCCATTGGGTTCATCTTTGGCGATTGAGTACGAAGCCGGGGTGTTTCGCCGGCTGGGTAATGTCAACGACGCTTATGCGCCGAATACGCTGTCCCCTGTCTACACCGCCTATACGACACCGGGCAATCGGGGCGACGGAACTGTGTTTTTCGCCAATAACTTGTCGTCAGCCTTGGGAAATGTGCCGGTATGCGTTGTGAATCGAGCGCAAAATGGAACCAGCATTGCGCAGTGGCAAGCGGGTCAAACCAGCTTCACTACATTTACCGCTGCGGTGGCTGCTGTGGGTGATATGGAAGCGTGCTTGTGGTTGCAAGGTGAGAGCAATGCGGCGGCCACATCAAAGGCTAGCTACAAAACCTCGTTGGGGCAATTGCACGCCAACTTGCTGACAGCGACGGGGAGGAGCGCCAGTAATTTCAAATTTGGTGTCATCAGCCTCGGGCCGGGTAGTTTTTCAGGTTCGATTGAAGGTGACTTTGGCAAGATTCGCGCCGCACATGTGGAGTACACCGACGAGACGACTGGTGCGTTTTACGTCACAGGGGCGCACGACAACTTTGCATCCGACGGTGTTCACATTGAACACACAGGTCATGGTCGGCTGGGCAAACGCTATGCGGCCTCGCTGGCGGGTGCGCTCAATAGTCAAAACAAATCAGGGCCACGCATTGCATCAGCAACACGCAGCGGCAGCACCATTACGTTAACAGTAGAGCATCGGGGCGGCACGGCATTGGCGAATGGCGGCGGCGGTACTTCTGGCGCTTTAAGTGGGTTTCAGGTGCTTGACGGTGCCGCAGTTGCTACGATTACCGCTGCAAACATTGCCAGCGCCAACAGCATCACACTGACGTTGAGCGCAGTGCCTTCGGGTGTTGTCACTGTCAGCTATGCCATGCAGAATTTTCCGCACGGCACAGCGAGCGCAGTTGACTTGACTACGGCGGTTTACGACAATCAGGCCACGCCGATGTTGCTGCAGCCACTGCAAAGCGTGGTGGTGGCGTCATGACCGCCTACGTCGCATTAGGTTATTGGGTTGATGGCTACGCCGTGGGCGACCTGCCCACCCTAGTACAGCCCTCCAGCACCACCACCCCCGGCGCATGGACGGCCACAGGTGCAGCCACCCTGCACGCCGCGATTAGCGAAGCCATACCCTCAAGCGCGGAGTACATCAGCGTCAACTCTGCAAGCACTTGCGAGTTTGTTTTAGCCGAATCAGCCCACCCCGGCACTGCGAATCAAACGCTGGCTTACCGCGCCTCCAGCACCACCGGGTCGTCCCTAACCGTTACCCTGAAGCAAGGCGCCACGATCATCATGTCACGCACACACGCCCTGACGGCGACCGACACGCTGTACACCCAGACGCTCACCGCGCCTGAGATTGCGTCTATTGTTGCCGGCCCCATCAACGTAACCCTGGCCACGTCATAAGTGAGTCTGCTACTTGCCCTAACAAGCCCCGGCCCGGTTAGCGGTAAG